TTGGATTAAGAACTGTAGGATTTAAAAATAGAGTAGAATTTATAGAATATTACTTAAAGGAAAAAATAGAGGAAGGTAAAGTAGGATTAGTAGTAATTGATGGAATAGCTGATTTAGTAGCAGATGTGAATAATTTAGAACAAAGCAACCACATAGCACAAAAACTAATGGAATGGTCTCAAAAGTTTAATTGTCATATTATTACTGTAATACATAGTAATTTTGGCACAGATAAACCGACTGGACATTTAGGAAGTTTTTTAGAAAAGAAAACAGAAACGCAAATACAATTAGAAACAAACACAGTTAACAAGGAATGGATAACAGTTAAATGTAAACGAAGCAGAGGTTATGCTTTTGAAACATTTAGTTTTAAAGTTAATGAGATAGGTCTTCCAGAAATAGTTGGAGATTTATATAATCCCTTAAAAGGTGTAAGTTTTTAATATGACAGAGTTTTTAGAAGCATTAGGTAAGAATCATAAAGAGTGGGTAGTTTTAGCAAAGAATCTTGGAGCAAAGGATTATGCAGAGGACATAGTGCAAGAAGCCTATATAAAAATGACAAGATACGCTAACAATAAAAAAGTATATAACAATGGTAAATTTAGTAAAGCATATATGTATTTTACTATTAGGTCAGTGTTTATAGATTATATAAGAACCAAAAAAAATATACATAAGATACAAATAGAAGAATTTTACAAAGACAAAGACTTTAACGAGATACCAGAAAAAGATATGCATAAATTTACAGCTACTGATGAAATAAAAAAAGAAGAGGCTTTTTGGAGATTATGTAAGAAGATGGACAAGGAGTTAGATGATTGGTATTGGTACGATAAAAGTATATATGAACTATATAGAGATACAGATTTAAGTATCAGAGGTTTATCTAATGAAACAAAAATAAGCCCAGTCAACATATTTCATACTCTAAAAAAAGGTAAAGATAAAATGAGAAAGAAATTTAGAGAAGACTATGAAGATTTTAAAAACGAAGATTATAATTTAATATGAAAAGCTTAATAAGAAATAGCAACCAAGCAAAGCAAGGTATAGATTTTACAGGAATACAAAACGGTAAAATACATCCTACAGATATTGATGCAGTATTAGAATTTGATAATAAGACATTAATATTAATAGAAGTAAAGAAAAGTAATAATGATTTACCTACTGGGCAAAAATTAGTATTAGAAAGAATATGTGATAATTGGACTAATAAAGAACAAGATAGAAGAGGTATTGCTTTATACGTTACACATAATTTTAATGATGATACAAAAGATATACCTTTAGTAGATTGTATGGTAGAGAGATATTATTTAAATGGTAGTTGGTATACGATAAAGTATTCTTTAAAAGATACTTTAAATAGATTAGGTAAAAACTGGAATATTAAAAAATTAAAGATATGAAACCACCAAAAGACAAGCGTACTAAAGAATACAAAGAATGGAAAGCTAATTACGAAAAAGAATCAAAAGGTTTAGGAGATACTATTGCAAAGATTACAAAAGCTACTGGCATAGATAAAGCTGTTAAGTTTATAGCTGGAGAAGATTGTGGCTGTGATGAAAGGCAAGTAGCACTAAACAAGGCTTTTAGGTATAAAAGACCAAAGTGTTTACTTGAAGACGAATATGTTTATTTAAGAGAATGGTTTGAAAGAGGTAGTAGTAGAGTAAAACCACAAGAACAAAAAGAATTATTAAAAATATACAACAGAGTATTTAATGATAAAAAACAAATGTCTTCTTGCTCAAGTTGTATAAGAACAACAATAAATGAATTAAACTCTTTATATAGAACTTATGGAAATTAGACCACGCATTAACGGAAACAAAAAAGTAGCTTACGAGAATATAACCAAGAAAGAAACAAGAGTGCTTGTAATAGGAGACTTACACGAGCCATTCTGTTTAGATGGATATTTAGAACATTGTCAAGAAACCTACGCTAAATACAATTGTAATAGAGTTGTGTTTATAGGAGATTGCATTGATAACCATTTTAGTTCATACCACGAGGTAGAAATTAGTGCTGATTATACTGCTAAAACAGAACTTGACTTTGCAATAAAGAAAATAGCAAAATGGTATAAAGCATTTCCAAAAGCTGATGTAACAATCGGAAACCACGATAGGCTTATAATGAGAAAAAGTCAAACAAGTTCTATCCCAAAAAAATGGATTAAAGCATACAAAGATGTTTTAGAAACTCCAGAATGGAATTTTGTTGATAGAGTTGTAATTGATGGTGTACAATATATACACGGAGAAGCTGGGACTGCAAGAACTAAATGTAGAGCAGATATGCAAAGCACAATACAAGGACACTTACATACTCAATGTTACACAGAGTGGTATGTAGGTCAGAACTTTAAAGTATTTGGCGCACAAGTAGGATGTGGCATAGATGCAAGTTCTTATGCTATGGCATACGCAAAGAGAGGAAAAAAACCAGCTATTGCTTGTGCTGTAGTATTAGGAGGACACACAGTAATTAACGAACTAATGGAATTATGAAAAAAAAACAATACACAACCAAAGAAAGGTTTAAGATTCTTGAATCTACAGTAGCTACTTTATATGTAGCAATAGACAAATTATCTAAAAGAATAGATGGTATTGATGAGTTTTTAACTAAAGCAACAAAAGATTACAAAGAAGAGTAGTCTATATCAACAAAATTGTTTATATTTACAAAAATAAACAAAATGAAAGAAGTAACATTAGAATATGACAACATAACATTAATAGTTGTCGGCGAATATCAAAAAGGACAAGATGGTAGTTATATGTATCCAGATTTTAGTAGTGATTTTAATTGTTTTAAAGTGTTATGCGGAGGACAAGACATTATAGACATATTAGAACAAGAAGTAATTGATGAGTTAGAAGAACAAGCAATAGAGATAATAGAGGATAAATGGTAGTATTGTTTGATGCTGATAGTTTAGTTTACTCTTCTTGTTGTGGTGTTGATGATATACTTGATGAAGCCATAGGAAAGTTTGATGAGGTATTTATGTCAATTATAAATAGACTTGAAGAAACCTATCAAATAGAAAGAGTAATTACTTTTAACAATAGCAAAGGTAATTTTAGAAAACTATTAGACTCAAACTACAAAGCAAACAGAAAGAAACAAGAGCATCCTAAATTGTTAAATAAGATGCACGAAGAAATTGCTGCTATATATTCTACTAAAAGTTCTTATGGTGTTGAAACAGATGATTTGGTTGCAACGTATTGGAAAACATTAACAGACGAGTTAGGGCACAACAACGTAATGATAGTATCACTTGACAAGGATTATAAGCAACTACCTTGCCTTATGTACAACTATCACTATAAACACCAAGAGATAATAAGTATAAGCTATAAGGAAGCCTTATATAACTTTTATGAGCAAATGATAGTAGGAGATAGTGCAGACAATGTAAACTACTGTAAAGGGTATGGAAAGGCATATGCTAAGAAACTATTTAAAGATTGTGAGACACATTACCAATTTACTAAAAAGACATACGAGTTATTTAAAACAATATATAAATCAAAAGCAAAGTTAAAATACATACAATGTTATAACTTACTTAAATTAAGAACACAATGATATACAATCAAGACTGTATGGAAGCTATGAAAGAGATGTCAGATAATCAGTTTGACTTAGCTATTGTTGACCCACCTTATGGAATTGATATTAATTCAAGTGGTAGATTAGGGCATTATGGAGGTAAGGGCAAAAAATGGGATAAACAAACACCATCACAAGAATACTTTGAAGAAATAGAAAGAGTATCTAAAAATAAAATAATTTGGGGTGGTAATTATTTTAACCTACCTCCAACAAGATGTTTTTTAATTTGGGATAAACAACAACCTCATAATGTAAGTTTTGCATCTTGTGAGTATGCTTGGACTTCTTTCAATTTGTCAGCAAAAACATTTTATATGAGACCACAAAATGCAGATAACATAAGAATACATCCTACACAAAAGCCAGTAAAACTATACGAATGGCTACTTATGAATTATGCTAAAGAGGGAGATACAATATTAGATACACACTTAGGAAGTGGCTCAATAGCTATAGCTTGTCATAATTTAGGATATGACTTAACTGGTTACGAAATAGACAAAGAATACTTTGAAGCAGCAACAAAAAGAATAGAACAACATAAACAACAAACACGATTATTTTAATGAGAGCAAGCCAACCACACTATGAAAACGGAAAAGGATATGATGTTATAGACTTTATCAAAGACTACAACTTAAACTTCAATAGAGGAAACATAATAAAGTACATAAGCAGAGCAGACAAGAAGAATCACGAACTAATGGATTTACTAAAAGCTAAAGACTATCTTGAAAGAGAGATTGAATATGTACGAAACACAAGGACTCAAGAATGATATAATATATCAATTT